TTCAAAATCTGAAACATTTTGAAGAACCGCACACCCTTGAAGATTAGGGCCAACGTTTTTCTTCAGGTAGAAACTACCTCCTTCGTCCTGTTCAATGGTTCCCTCTGGAAGACCAATTTGTGGATCGTGACTAAAATACAGTTTCATGTCTGTGCTCATTTAATAGCTCCTTTGTAAAAAAGGGAGGTTTAACCTTCCCAAAAGTTGTTTACGCGTTACTTGCATCCATCTTCGCTTTGAGTTCGTTCACAAGCGTGATGGCGGTTGATAAATCCGTCGCATCGGGTGCTGTCACTTGAGCTTGCTTGTTGGCACTTGAGTTTGCCATCCTTTGAGCAATGGCCGCATCTGTACAGCCCTCTCTCATCCCATTTTGGTTGGCTTCTGCTTTAAGGTCCTGAAGTACTGCTTCTTCTGATTTCTTTCTCATTCTAATTCTCCTTTTCCAAAAACTCAAAATTATATCGGCTATCTTATCAATTACTGAAGTATGACTGTGTGGAATAATTTTAAAGAGATTTTGCTGACTTTACGAGTTTTTTAAATACCGAATGCTTTCTGGGTAATTTCCCAGGATCTATATCGGATGGCAGTCGTACTAATTTAACACTAAAGAAAGCTTTAAGCATGTCTGCAGCCTCAAGGATGGATGCCTGATGTTTTATTTTACCTTTCATGGGGCCTCTTCTGTAGAGTTTTTCATCGGTCCAGCTATCCGCATCCCACATGATAATGATTTCTTTAGCCTCTGTTTTTCTAAGCCATTCCACTTGTTGTGGGTGAAGTTTTTTACCATTCGTAGCGACTGCGTTATCCCCCACTTTAACCGCATCGACGAACCCTTCGACTAAGATAATCTGTTCAAACTTTTTGGCGATATCGTAATTAAAAAGGACACTTCTTGCTGAAACACCCTTTGGGTTTAGGACCTTTTTGAATCCTTTTTCATCCACGTCTTGTGTGGCTCTGGCCTGCCAAAAAACTAGCTTATCCTCCATGAAAGAGGGCACGATAATTCTACCTTTACAGTATCCAACTTCAGCAAATCCCCAATCATTCTTTTTGGCGTATTTCCATGGGATGCCACGCTTTTTCAGGTAGGGGTGTGGCCCCTCAATGGGCTTAAATCCAAAGGGCAGTTCTATTTCTTTTAAAACGTCTTCCTGGGGCTCTATGACCTCTTCATACCATCCCATATCACCCGAGTCTAAAAGAACGTGGAGATGCTCAAGAGGATCAATCAAATCACCCCTTAAGATTCTTAACGCTTTTTCATAGTCCGTTTTTTCAACGATTTGTACGAATCTGGGTAACGGGCCAGCCCAATCGCAATTGTAACAATAGAACAATCCTGTTTTTGAATTGATCCATAAACGATATTTCGTATCATTCCTAGATTCACCCCGATCCGCGCATTGTGGACAGCAAACAGCGTACTCCTTATGGTCATCTGAATCATGAGTTTTAAAATCAATCTTCTTATCATTGAAAAATTGTTCAAAATTGAAATTAGGGAATCGAGTACTTTTATCCATATGTTCAAAAAATTCCATTAAACCATCCTCTTTGACTTAGATTTAGACCTATCCCAAGACGGGATCTGAAAGTCCAGCTCTCCATCTCCCAATGTCCCGTAAAGTTTTGAATAGAAAATCATTCTGGAATAATCTGTTAAAAGCCTGACTGTTTTCCCACTTTCATTAGACCTGTACATGTCCATATGAAATCTTAAAACACCAATTTTATTTTCATTGGGCGTCTGATTGAGCGTAGCGATAAAGTCTGCAATTCTAACTTTTTCAAACGCCTCACTTATATCGCGGGCTCTCAACGTGTGGTATTTCTCTGGATCGTCTTTGGGTCGATTCGACTGAGAACCCGTCCAAAGGGCTATCGATCGCATCATTGCCATCTGTTTTAAATATCTATAAACCGCCATTTGTTCAAAACGAAAGGCCTCGTATTTGCCGTGACCTTTAAGCAAGTCCCCATAGTCAATTACGACTAAATCGGGCATGAGTCCCCTACGTTCTAATTCTTTTAATTTGGCATCGATATCTAGCACCGTGTAATTCCAATGCTTATTCATTGGGATCAGTTCTAAATTCCTCATGTAGGTCTTGCCAATTTTTTGAAGCTTCTTTGTTTCTTCAACCGTGATTTCATCTTTTTTGATTCGGTTATAATCAATCCTAGTGAGCCTCGATTGATAACGCATAATTGTCTGTTCTGTCGTACCCTCTAAAACAAAATGAGCCACACGGCCTTCACGGGCTAAAAGAGCCGCACATCCCATGTGGATAAGGCCTATTGATTTCCCTGATTTTGGACCTCCTAGTAAAATCCCTAGCTCACCCTTTTCTAATCCGCCATTTAATAGTTCGTCTACTTGTGGGATGCCTGTGGGTATCCTATTATTGTGTAAAAGCGATTTCTGAATATATCTAATACGATAATCTTCAAACTCTTCAATATCGATTGCGACATCGTCGTTAAAACTAATCCCATACAGATCGTTAATCCCCTCCATCAAATAGGCATAGGCCTTGTCATGCTCTCTTGCGTTCCAAAGGGTTTGCCCGCTTTGAAAAATGTCAATGAATGCATTCTTTCTAGAGTAGTCGGTCAAACTTTCTTTGATGAAAGAATCGTCTTTCACTTTTGTGTCGTAAATTTTTTCTGCGAATGATTTTAGCATTCGTCTTGTATGTCTCTCTTCAAATTTGATCAGATCTTCTATCTCGATGAATGAAGGGGCTGTCCCATCTTTTTTAAATTTGTTTTTTATCGCGTTAAAAAGAAACTTATGCTGCTCACTATAAAGTCGTTCCTCAGGAACGTATTGAACCGCTCTATGAGTGAAGTTCAAATCTGAAATCATGAGAGATAACATGCTGTCTTGAAATGCAGCACCAAAGGTAAATTCTGCAGGCATTATTGCAATGCCCTCAACTCATAGTCAGAGCGATCAATATCCGCTGCAACGTCATCAATCAGAGTGTCATAATATTCAAGTCCCCTTGACAGAACGTCTGTAAAGCCTGGATTAAATCTTCTCCAACAAAAAGCCTTGTGGGTAGTCGCAATCAGCATGCTCAAACTCAAACCATTCTTTTCAGCCATTTCAATAATATTTTCAATGCAGGTCAGTTGCCCTTTGGATTTTGGATAAATTGGACCCGCGTCTAAATAAAACATCCGCCAATAATTCCATAAATCAACAAACTTTTTAGCCGACTGGAGTCGTTCGTCAAATTCCAATCGCGCCCTAATTCTTTCGGATGCCTTCGGATTTTTCTTGCGATTTTTTATCATATCCCTTGCGACGATTTGTTCCGCAAGCAGTGAATTTTTTCTTCTGATAATTTTCGCCTCTGCATCCGCATCAACGTCTGGTTCGTCTCGTTCGATTCCAATTTCTGCCAGGTGTGGAAAAAAGGCCATGTTATCCCTGATTAGTTTCGTAAAGCTTTGTAGCGATATGGAGAAGACATTCATTTACCTTCTTTTTAGCATTTGGGATACTTAGCCCATAAGAGCTGACAAACTCGGAATGCATTTCTTTTTTTCTATAGCCTGCCAATACCATCAACAAAACGTGTCTATCTTTCTCTTTTTTAAAACTGGATGTTTCTAAATGCCATTCAGCATCTTGCCAAGGGTCGATGATTAAATTGTTTAACTTTTGTTCTTCGTAAGAATACGAAGCACTCTTCTTGTAGTATTGGACCTTATTGATATCCATCAACCTATTTTTTACACAGCTTGTAACGTAGGTTTTTAATTTAACTTTCTTTGTTGCATCAAACTTACGAATTGCAATTACCGCTGCAATTCGCGCTTCTGCTAGCAGGTCTTCGTAAGTATTATTGAAATGCCTAGATAGGTCGAATCGTCGATAAAAAGAATAAGTAATCTTACGGACTGCACGATCAATATCTTCTGGAAACGCAAGGCATTGCATTCCATACCCCCAACCCATTCAAAACGTGATGTCATATGTGCTACCACTCGGGTTTTGGGATCGTCAAGATCGAATCACAGAAATTTTAAACGCTTTTAAAAGCCGGTAGATACCGGCCCTTAGAATCCATTCCATTGGCCTGTTCGCCTGTTCTTTTGACGTGGCCCATCGACAATTTTTTAGAGCCTATTGCGTTATCTATCCTGTCTAGCCGTAGTGTTCTATTATTTTAATTTTAAAGGCCCTTTCTCTTCTGTAAGAGGCGAGCCTGTCCAAGCTATGATCTTTTAAATGCTTTTGCCCTACGATAAGAAAGTCAAAAATCTCAGCCTTAATCTTCCCAGGGGCCAGGCGTAAAGCCCTGCCGCATCCTTGAGTAGTCTGAATCTGGGTTTTTTGAAGTCTAGCGTTAATCAAAACGTCGATAGATGGGATATCAATTCCCTCTCCAAAAATATTCGTAGCTACAAGGCAGGGAATCTCTTTTTTGAGAAACTTAGATTTAAGGCTCTCTCTCTCTTCAACCGAATGGTTCCCGCAAACGTATTCAGAATTTTGAATCATTCGGTGTAGTAATTCGCCGTGTTCTTTCCTTCTAACCAAGATAAGGGTTTGCTTCCTATCCGCTATCTTTTCGGATGCCACTTGTGAAACGATAGTATTGAACCCTACGTCTTGTACGATTCTATCGTAGGCCATCCTATAATTGAGACGGGACCATCCCTTAAGCTGATAGTGGATGATTGAGATGTGTGGCCTTACAAGCCAACCCTCTTCTATCAATTCGCTGATTGATTTTTTATAAATGACATCACTTAGGACACCGTGCATAGTCATGTCAGTCCCGTCTGTACGAACAAATGTCGATGTAAATCCATACCGATAGTAGGCGTTATGAGCTAAAAGGTTTAATTTCAAATAGGATTCACTTGAAGAATGATGCTGCTCATCTGTTAGTAAAAGTTTAAACCGATTGAATAAACCAGGATTTTTTCTTACCAGAGATTGAATATTTGAAATAATAATTGGTGCCTTTGATTTGATATCTGTAGAAACAATGTTTGAGCCCTGGAAAACATCACGAAATGTTTCAAATATCTGTTCTCGAAGTCCAGTGTCAGGGGTTACAAAAAGAGTATCTAGCCCCTTTGACTGAGCTATAAGGGCAGCGATAAACGACTTTCCACCCCCAACGCCAATTAAAAAGACGCCCCTCGGATTCCTCTTAGCAGCCTCTACAGCCTCTAATTGATAATCCCTAGGCTTCCACATGGGGTTAACGACAAACTCATGCGAGCAGCGCGGTATTTCGCGTTCGTCCTGTACTCTGTACTCGATCTCGTTTTCTTTTAACCAGCCTATTACCCTTCTGGTGAGCCCCGTTGGATACGTCTTATCCTTTTTTAAAAGCCTTACCCTACCGTCCCATTTCCAATGGGGATTAGCCCGCTGTACGAACCCAGAACCAGGCATCTCATAACTGAGAAGATCCCTCAACGCCACGTAGACCCCACCATCACAGTCCACTCGCGATCTCGTGTTGTTTATAAAAAGCGTTACCATCCCAACTCTACTTAATGCATTTAATTTTTGAATCTGTAAAACAAAAAAGGGCCGCCCCTTAGGGCAGCCCTGTTCGTCTATCTCTTAAGAATTACTACCTTTTTTAACTTGCTATATAGAAACTTAAGTTTTCTTTGGTTCTTTTCTCTTAACAATGAACTGCTTATAAGCCTGATGGCCTAAAAGCGAATACGCTGCAAGCGTGTTTGAATGAACTAGGGCAGGAAGAAGGGGCATTCCACCCATCTTAAGGGCGACTACCCCGCCCACAAGGCTGAGTGCGTATACGGCCATTAGCCTGTATTTCCCGGCAAGCTTGCCCAAAAAGGGTGTCTGTAAGGCCTTCATGACGACCTGAGAAACAACCCCTACGATCCCTAGGGCCGATAGCCCCTTCAACCCACCAATTGATTGCAATAAAAATTCAATGAACTTATCGCCCTGCATAGCGACCTGACCCGGATCTACGGCTTCAACTGCGACTGCAACCGCCTCTGCCCCAAAGGCCAGAAATGGAAAAATTAAAGCAGCGCCAAAAACGTATTTAAACCAAATAGGTAATTTCATTTATTCTTCCCCTTTTTGATAGTCTCCATAAAGCATGACATAAGCGTTTCGATCAGCTCGTGAACCAACATCTCGTGACCATTTTGAATCCATCATTTCTGCCGAAGCACGAGTAAAATCTGCTGTTTCAAGTGCTGAAATCATTCGAGTAAATTTTTTGAAACGGGTTAAACCTAAATTAAAAAGCATATCGATAATTACGTGTTGCCTTGGGGTTTCTAAGTATTCAAACCAGGAGAATTGCTTAGCCTCATCGTAACATCGTTTTATATCGTTTCTGAGAAGGAAATATGCTTCTTCCTCACTAATTCCAACTTCTTGGATATTCCGACCGACACCAATCGTCCATATTCCCTTTGTATCTTGATATGCCTTGTGGCGAAGTCCTTCGTTTTTAACGATTAGTTTTTCAAGCCTCTCTTGTGAGGCATTCGTCTCCGGCTCGTTCATCGCCTTTGAGCTTGCGGAGGGCTCTATGGGCTTCATTAATGTCCTTTTGCAGCCTTGGAATTGCTCCAATATGTTTTTCCAAATACTCAACCTGGACTTCCAATCGTGATACCAATTTGCTTAATTCAGACGTGCTCTTTAAATGATCACGCACACCGCTACGGAAAAAAGAAAAAACTTCTTTAGTTAAAAATAAGACGATGGCACAAAAATTTGTAATAATTAGGGCTTTTACATTACTATCCATTACTTGAATTCCCCTATCAGCCACAAAAAGAATAAAATAAGAATTAAGAAGAAGATTGGTATTGCAAATATGTCTGTTATTCTTATAAATTTATCAAGCTTAGTTTCTGGTTCGTTTTTAATGATTAACCTTAGATTTTAATTCCAGAACTTGCCTTACTAGTTCCTCAACCGCATCAGCCAATTCTTCTACGTGTATCCTTAACTGTGGGACACTGTTCGCGCTCTGTGCCCCTTGCTTTGCAGAATTAGCCTTGCTAATCGCTCCGTTATCCTTTTGGGATATTTTCACACCAGCCATGATTGAATCTCCGTCATTGTAGTACCGGAAACGCCTATGGAATATTCTTTCAAATTTGCAGCATGGGTTTTCCCTCCAGGGACGGCCCCATATTCTCCGGTTGTTTTTTCGTAAGAAACCATCTCAAGCGCCTTCGTAGTATCGTCCACAACCAATGTAACCAAAACATATTTCACATAGGTTGGATCTGCCGTATAGGTATCGTTATCAGTAAGAAGGGTACCAGCGGTTACGTCTACCTGTAACCCACCATTGTCTATACAGGTTATACCGTCTATTGCATCTAATTTACCTTCTGCAAATGTTAAGTCCTCCCCGTCTTCAATTGCGATACTTAAATCATTTTGCGAATAACCTATTGGAAACACTTTTGCTGGGGTGTAGTTAGCACCCAACAGAGATTTTAATGCGGTGTAGGTGGCATCGTTCATTGTTTTTTTAACAGTTAAAAGGTTACTCATTTTATTTATCCAATTTTGCAGTCACTTTTAATGTGAAATAATCACTAGTGAACCGGAATGTGTTCGCGCTAGTGTCTGTTTTAATCATTATATGATGCTTACCTGCGGGTACTCTGATCTGCGCTGTCTTGCTAATTACCTCAAACGCGGAAACATCATTCATATTCTCTCTGAATGAAAATGGACCACTGGCACTGGGAATATCGCTATTAATAGAAATTCTTGCCGCCCCTTGCAACGCACCACCAAGAGCTTGAACCGATCCATCAAAATTAATAAAAACGGTTCCAGGCTTTCTCATATTAATGACGCCCATTGCCTCTCTTAATGGGGTGGGCGTTGTAGCCGTGATGCTAGTGGTTAGAGTAGATAAAGCACTAAATGATGGGTCCTCAAATTCTTTAGTAGGAGTTAACTGTCTAATATCTTTTTTGGTTCCTTCTGCATAATTAGCAAGGCCAACTGGTTCATTATGGTCATAAATTCTTCCAGACCAGCCAGGTCCAATTATTCCCCACGCTTCCAGAGTACAGAAAAACCCTGAACTAGCGCCATCTTTAGCGTTAGTGTTCGTGATCTTTATCTTATGCCAGCCCTCTGTTACTGGTATGGAAACTTTCTTTCCTTGAGCTAGTGAGGCAGAGTACATGTTTATCTCTCCAGTAGTGCCATTGTACCCATCTCCTTGAGAACCCGGAAAATTAGCCGTTGTGGCAGCTAGCCCATCAACTTCAATAAGCCATATGCCAGCAAAAGAAGCGAATCTAGAAACTATCTCAACACCAGATCCATAAAACCATCTTTCAACATAAGCATTATTTCTATCAGTTTCTACCAATCTACCAAATAGAAGATCTTCGTCTACGACAGACATTGCCCAATTTAATGTACCACCAGCCGACCCTTCGTTGCTAAATTTAGCATGTCGAGATGGGGCCTCATAATGAACGCCGCGGCTCACACTTGCCGGGTTGGCTCCTCGAAACAAATAGGTTGTTGGGGTGTGATTAAGGTCTGACAGAAGGAGGCCTTCTGCTAATGCAGAGACGGCACTAGGCGGTTTGGGCTGGTATGTTTTAAATTTTACGATTCCTATCTCTTCATTGGCTACAGACTTGAGTAATTTTACTGTATGCCAACCCATAGGCAATCCCGCCACAACCGCTTGCCATTTCAAACTATCTACCGTGTTCGCCAGGCTCCCGATTGACACCGGAATATCGTCGATAAACACATCAACAGTCCCGGTTAATATATTATCTGTGGCAAACAAAATATCTAATCCACATCCATAAAATCCAAATCTAGCCGCCGCATTAAGTCCATTGTTGTTCAATGATTCTATGAAAATAGAACCGTAATCTATGACGTTCAGAGATTCACCATGGAGTGCGTGAACATGGTCTTGTAAAATTCCAACCATGTTCTGAGTTGTTCCAATTGGACTTGTGCCAGGCGAAGTTGTGTCTCTGTATCCAAACTCTCTAAAATGAAATTCATCTAATGGTTCTTCGTCAAAGGCTTCGTGGTCTATATCTGTTAAAAC